CTCTAAGTCGCTTACCACTCTCTCTGTTTCCTCCAACCACAGACCCAAGCTTTGCATCTCCTGCTCCGTATATAAGTGCATAGATGAATGTCTTCGCCTGATCTCTTGATTCAAGTCCTGCAGCTTTTTGATTAGCGGTGTGTATATCTCCGTTAATGATTTCATTTACATACTCCTCGTTTTGCATGTAGTGTGCAAGCATCCTAAGTTCTAGTCCACTTGCATCTATACCTACTAATTTATATCCATCCTTAACAATCCAACAAGACCTACATTCATTCCCATATGGACTGTGTATGTTAGGAACTTGAGCCATGTTAGGACTCCTATGAGACATGCGACCTGTAATTGTTCCGTTAGGAATTACAAACCCATGTACTCTATTGTCTTCGTCTAAAGCTTTGATCCAAGAATCAACCTGAGCAATACGCTTCTGATAAAGAAAGTATGAAGCAATAAGTTTAGCTTGGGGTATCTTATCTATCTTACCAAGTGTAGTCTCATCTACTATCGGCTGACCAGTAGGAGTAAACTTCTTAGGCTTCCAACCAAACTCTATCAAGTACTCACCAACTTGTTTACGTGAACCAAGATTAAAGTCTTGAAGTTTCCTACGCATAAAAGGTTTAATATTATTTGTAGGTAATCTTTCTTCGTACTCTTCAGGGGTTAATCCTGACTTAGATAATGTTCCATCCTTCTTAAGTTTAGGATTTACTTGTCTGATGTCAACTAACTTAGGTTTAAATTCTTTATGAACTTCATCCTCTGCTTGTTGCATCTTCTCTCGTAACTCTGCTAAAAGTAATTCCCCTTTCTGCAAATCAAATTGGAATCCTGTGTCCTCTTGTTTCTTTATTATATCTGCAACAGTCTGCTCAAGTGCAACACATTCCTTATTAAAACCTGCCCCTTCTTTACGTAAGTGATGAAACAAAACTGTATTGAGATGTACATCACGTACACAATACTCTAACATATCCTTAGAATAGTTTAAGTAATCATCAAACTCTATCTTCTTAAAACCTAAACGAAAACCCCACTTCTCTAAGCTGTGTCCTCCTTCACGTACAGGATTGAATAGTCTTGACATAACAAGAGTATCAACAACAGGTTTATGAGATAACTTTATACCGCCTAGCCTTTCTAATACAGGGATATCAAACCCTATAATATTATGTCCAATAAGTCTATCAGCTTTCTCAAGAAACTTATATCCTTCCTCTAATTTATCAGGAGGAAACTTGAATGTCTCTTTGGAGTCAGCGTCCTGTGCTACAATACAATGTATCTTGGTAGCCTTAAGGTCGTCTGTCTCTATGTCAAATACTAAATCCATATCTATAACTCCAAGAGTTCATTATCATCTTCTTCAAACTGTTCTTTAGGTACTTCCCTTAGCCTGCCGGTTTCTCTATCGTAACGTAAGTGAGATGCAAGACCCACATCACCTGTGTACCTAGACTTTAATACTCTCACTCGGGTCGTATTAGATTCTTCTTCATCCTCTGATTGTTGATTACGTTCAAGTGCAATAACACAATCGCTTAACTGTGCGATACTTTGTGAACCTCTTAAGTGTGAAAGACTAACCTCCACTCCGTTCTCGTGTCCTTTATTACCATCTACCCTACGTAAGTGAGATACTAATATCATACCAACATTAGTTTCTTCTACAATACTTCTAAGTCTGGTCATGATATTATCTATAGACCTTCTCTCGTCCCCTTCAGATAATGAAGACACTAACATATGTAAGTGGTCTACTACTATCCATTGACAATCACATGCTATAATCATGAACCTAATCTTATTAAATATTTCATCTATACTATTCGTTCCGAAGTGAGCATGAACCCATACTCTATTCTTATTCTCCCCATCATACAGGATGTCAAAGAATTTGTCAATCTCTTCTGGTGAGAATTGATCTCGCTCTTGGTCAATGTATAGTCTAGCGTTAGCTTCGATGGATAAGATACCATCAACAGTCCTTCTCCAATCTTCTTCAAGAGCTATGATACCTACGTTACCTGTAGTTTCTTTAATCAACCAATGCTCAAGCTCTCTCGTTACTGAAGACTTACCTAGTCCTGTACCACCTGTTAAGGTTAATAGCTCTCCCTGTCTCATCCCAAACAGTTTATCATTCAAACCTTTCCAAGGATAAGGAACACTTTCTTTCTTCTCTCGATTAAAGAAATCTCCTTTTGATTCTGATACATTTATAACTCCACTAGGAGTATAAGTCTTAGCTGACCACCAAGCCTCAACAAATTCTTTGTGTTTGTTCTGACGCAGCATATCATTAGCATCTTTAAACCCATTAGGTAAAGACATAATCTTTGCTTTACTAGGTTGGAATAACATTGCAACTTTCTTTGCAGCTTCCTTACCCTGCTTGTCACTATCAAAACAGATAACAACATTATCAAAACTTTCTAAGAACTCTAAGCTTTCTTTAATATCTTTAACTGCTCCACTTGAGCCACGCTTGATTGATACTGATGCCCACTTGCTACCCATTAATTCATAGCAAGCCATCGCATCACACTCACCTTCGGTTATAGTAACGTACTTACCTTTCTGAAAGAGTTGTTCTCCAAATAAACCTGTTCCGTTAAAGCTACCCATAACAGAAAAGTTTTTATCCCTAACATATCTAACCTTAGTAGCAGTAAGCTCATGCTTATTGAAGTAAGGGTAAAGATGCTGAACGATTTCCCCATTAGAACTAAGGACACACTTGACGCTATACTTTTTAGCAGTCGCTTCTGATATCCTTCGGTCTGTTAGAGCAGAGTAATCTGCACCATGTGGATTCTCTATTGGTTTTATTGTTTCTTGTTTCTTTGTTGGCATTGTCTTACCCTTGGTTGCTCCCTCGTAGTTAAGAAAGTAGGTGTCACAACTAAAACATTTAGCTGAACCATCTGTATTCTTTGCTACTGGGTCACTACCACCACACTCAGGGCATGGTAATTTATATTCTGCAAAAGCCATATTGATTTCCTCACGTTATTAAAAAGTGTGTAGTTAGTTCGGGTATGGATTTCGCAGTCTTATCCCTAATTCATCTCCGACCTTTCCTCATGTCCTCTCAGTCAATTAAGACTACTCACATTTCTAGGTTCTTTATAGGAGTATCATCCCCTAACTACACGATGCTAGTTTTTACAAGGTCTAGCAACTTGTTAGGCACACTAGTCTGAGTCGTTAGACTCCGATAGTTCTTCATCAACTACATCAGCATCTGATACTTCAGTTACTTTCTGTTGTCCTTCTGTATTAACAATCTCTATAATCTTATTAGAGAAAAAGTTTATACCTGCTTGTAACTCTTCCAAGTCAAGCATGGTATTAGCTTTCTTCTGATTCAATCGTTGTAATCTACCAAAGATTCCTTGCCCTTCTTCTGGTAAGTCCTCCACATTTATAGGTACATTATCTATTGTTATACTAGGTTTAATTTCTTCTTCTGTCATAATTAAAACTCCAGATCATCGTCTATAGATTCTAATTCGCTACCATCAGAACCTGTGTATTCAACAAGGTCAATAACCTGTACTGCTTGAAGGTCTAATCCTTTAAAGTCTCCAAACTGATTGGTTGTTTCCCACTCTCGGTATTGAACTCTAACCTTTGAACCATTCCCGACAGATATGTCTAGTGGTTCTTTGTTAGCGTCCAATAGTTTAGGTACTGCATTAGGAGTACCATCCTTACGTTCAACTTTTCGTTTGAACATAATCTTTTTAACACCATCAACATCCTTAACTCTAAAACCACGACCTGTAAAATCGTCTGCAGTTTTATCATCAAGCACTAAAGTGATTTGATATTCTGGTGTAAATGTTGTGTTGGGCACTCTTACTGCTGCCCATTCACATTGTCCTTCAAGTATTGCCATTTTTTTCTCCTATTTTATTATTGATATTGAAGTCGTTTAAACTGTGTGAGGTTTTGAGTGAATCGTTAGACCTCTTACTAACCCTATGCTGTATAGGATACGTACTAACTAGTGGTATAGTGAGGGCTACGTAGTTAGTTATATGATTCATAGTGTTACTTCCCTCAAGTATGGTTCATAAATATACCCCATAAACATGTCATAAGTTTGTCTGTCTAAGAAAGATAAGACATAATCATTATCTATTACCCTTAGATTATGTCCTAGTTTCATCTCATACATATCATTCATAATATTAGAATCAGAACCTACTTTCATGTACTGTTCTCTTGTTAATACTATTTCTTTATCACTTAAAACTATCATGTATACCTCTATTATAACATGGGTTGCTACTTAAAGTCAACTTCTTTTTTGAATTATTTTATCATCAACATAAGAGTACAGCTCTACTGTACCATCAGTCCATTTCGTTTCTCGTATGCCATTGTTAGAATGAACATGCTTAATCTGTTCTTTCTGTATAACTTTCTCATACACAGGAAAGATATCGTACTGTGTCATATGTCTAACCACACTTCATTAAACTGGTCATTATAAAATGTTTCTTTGTCTGCCCATTTATAATCTGTATTCCCTTCGCAGTTATTCTCATGCTCAACTGTACTACCATCTTTGTATGTTATATGAAGTGTACCATATTTAATATAGTAATCATCTATTTCATTAGCATCAATGTTTAATTCTTCCAAATCCCATTCGAGCGTTGTTGTGTACTCAGCTATTAAACTTATAGCTGTCCTATCAAGCAACTCATCCTTTGTTTCTTTATGTTCTGTTAAGTCTATTACATTACTCATTATTTATCTCCTGATTGTGGTTTAAGTGTATACATAATAGGCTCGGCACTATCTAATAGTTCATGTAGTTTCTCTGTTACTTCTTTATCAGTTGGATACCCACTCATGTCTAGTTCTACATAGACCTTGTACTGTATTGGTATGCCTAGCCACTCATCTACCTTGTCAAGTCTAAACTGTCTATACGAATCATCGTTATCCCAGTTGGTTAAGTTTCCACCGAAAAGCTCAAAGTCTCCAAAGAATTTATCGGGGTTTGCTTCTCTTATAGCATCGTGTCCACCATATGTAAACTGCACAGTCTGATTAGTTTTAATAGCATCTATTATATCCAATGTCATTTGACTAACATTAGGTCTTTCCTTTGCTACATATTGTTTTAAATTATTTGCACTTACCATATTACTTCTCCTCCTTTATGTATCTATGCTTCTCACTATTCCACTCAAGACCTAACAAGTCTGTTAGTCTCCACCTTAAAGTTTCTAGCCTACCTAAATCACTTACATATAAATCGTGAAACTCAGTTAGTCCTGATACTATATTGTCAAGTTTATTAACTTGCCAAATATACATAGTGTATTCTTCTGGTGATAACTCTATTGTTACCTTTGTTTTTAAATGTTTTATATTCATTTCCCTCTCTTTAATTATTAATATAAGTAGGCAGTTTTTTTAATAGTGATGCCTAGCACTATGCAAATTATGGCTTTGTTGTTTTAAGTCTGTACAAACCTCCACGCAACGTGGGAAAATCAGACTTATACTTAGTTGCAGTACCTACCGAATCGGAATCCTTTTATCCTGCATTAGTCAACGAATCAGGAAACTAAGTATTTAGTTTTCATATTCTTCCTCTAATTCAGTTAAGAATTCATCAACTCTGTTTGCTACCCAATCAGGTATGTCTGCTATCTTTTCTTCTGTACCATCTTCCCAAACAATACCTAAATTCCATGATGTAATTTTCATTTTCCTTGCCCTCTATATTTTTTGTAGGTTTGTTTCTTTCTTTTATTCATGGTCGAGAATCCTACGTTACCTCTACCAATCGAAGTCTTTTTCTTTACACTCTCATGTGTAACCTGTCCTGTTGTTGTCCTCATTTACATACTCCTCATCATTTCTACATATCTTTCTGCATGTAAATCCCACGATGATTCAGAATAACCTTTGATCTCTGCGATCTCAAGTCCTTCCTCGTACCATTGTTCCTCTATCTGTTGTTGTATATGATTACTCATTTATATCCTCTCTGTTTATACATACCTGTTAGCTTTTCTTTCTTTGGATACTCCGAATCCATAACACTTTTATGTATCTCTTCTTTTATTATAACACACGTTGCGTCATCAAGTCCACTACTAATTATCTTAACATCGTTTAAACGTGGTCGCCAAGTTTTCCATGTTAGCTTCTCTGCTGAGACATTCCAAGTCCACTCAATGTTAGTCCCGTTGTAGTCATAGCCGAAGATAGGTCTAGTCATTGTTCTCCTCTAAACTATCCAGTCTGCTTTCTAAGTCACTAACTTTATTTTTTAAATCCTCAATCTCATTATCTGCATTATCAACTCGGTAGTCTACCTCACTTGTAGTGTCATACGCATCTCGTCTTGCTTCATCTACCCGATTATTTAAATCTGAAACGTCATCAATTACTTGTTCAATATCTAATTGTTGATTTACAACCTCATCCTTGAAGACTTGTACTGTCTCATTAACTAATTTTTCTACCCAATCTACTACTGACTTTGGTATTCCATTCATTATTTTACCTCGCTTTTATTATTAATTTATCCAACACTTATAGCCCGAACATTTCTCAATGGTCTCGCCACAATCTTTGCAATAGCCACTAACCTTAGTACTATCACTCAAACTTATATCACTACCAACCTCTGTATCTAACCAATCGTTAGTGGGTAGGTTATCTAACTCTGCTAATATACTTTCGTGTATACTATATCTATTTTCTATACTCATATTTATATTCCTTATTAAGTTTATATTATATATATATATATTATAATATATTATTATAATTATATATTATACTTTATATATTTATTATATTATATCATGCTATCTTTTAAATAGCAACTGTTATTTATATTTAATTAAGTTCCTCTAACTCCCTCGATACATGGGCTAACTTCTGGCTAAATGCCATAGGTTTTATTCTAGTTCTTTTTTCTTTACCACTCTCAACTATTATATACACGCTTAATATTAAAGCAGGTACTGTTAATAAATACATGAGCATTAAAGGAAAACTAAAATCTCTAAAGGCAAAGGCTAAAAGTATATAGCTAATGTTACTCGCAAAGAATAATATTAAACCTATTGCCATTAAGCCTACGTCTGTTATGTTTTTTCTTTTCATAATTTTATTTACTATAGAATCCTAAGTATCTTTTACCTAGATTAAACGATAAACCTTTCTTAGTAAATCTCCCACCCAATGAACGGGTTAAGTTCTTGTGTGTGCTTACTTTAAAAAGTTTGATACCAAATATATTAACGTGTATATACTGTTGGTTTCTTTCCCTTCTTTTTGTTTGGAATGGTTTAACATTTACTCTGTTCTTTCCATTCACTATTACTAAAGTTTCTCTCATATTTTTCTCACTATGTTTAAACAGTCTTTAAAAATTTAGGTGCTGTTTATTTTAACCTATCGCAATAGCGTTGTCAACGTCTACCACAAATCCGCTTGTATCTTTCCTTGCTTTTCCTTTTGCTTTGAGTCCTACAATAACTCCCTTCTCATCTAAAAATCTTAAGTCATTCATATCACCACTAACAACCTTAACATTTTTGTAAGACTCTGGCAAGTCTTTTCTAAATACTGTTGCTACATTCATTCCCTTGTCTAGTGCTGTCCTCCAGTAGTCCGCGTACTTTTTATTAGCTTCGCTGTAACTCCATGTTAAATGATAGTTCTTTATATGCTTAACCTTCCGCGTTGGTATCTTTGTATAGTCATAAAATTGCACACTCGGAAACTCTTCAAAGATAGTGCTACCATTATCTAATTTAATAGTTTCAAATTGTATATCACTAGTGCCATTCAATCTTACGCAAGGTTTCACGCCTAGCCTATCAGCTTTTCTTATCAGGGCTTCTATATCCTTGACAATCAATCGCATAAACTCTGCTCTATCCTCAAAAAATAGGTCAGTCTTTCTTGCTCTGGCTCGAAGAATATTATTAGACTCCTCACCTTTTTTTATAATGCCCGCCCGTCCTGATGTGTTTAAACAACCTACCTTACACTTTGCTATGTCTTGATAGGGACATACCTTCGTGTTGCGTGGGTCAAGGTACATAATACCTGTTAGATATTCACCACCTTTATCACTCTTAACAGTCTTAGCATTGTTTCCAATTCCTAGTAGTTTCATAAGCCCCCCCGTTATATTTCATTCCATTCATCATCATAAAATTCTGTCACAACATCATCATCTTCATAATCTTGTTGCGTGTTTATTCTTACAATGTCAGAATCTGTCCACAATGGTTCTAGGTTTGCATCAACTCCAAGAATAAGATTATCTTTTGCAGTTTCTATATCGTCTGCTTCAACTTCAAATTTTGCGTAATGTTTTTCTACCATATTAATTGTAAATTTTTTCATAAGCCCTTCTTTATTTATTTATATACTCCCAATCCTCTCATATATGCATCCATACAGTTCCATAATTGTTTTCGTGGTACAAATTCACCATTGAAAACAAAATCATATTGTCCTACATCGCTCCAAATTTGACCCACCTGATAGCCTCCCTCTCTCTGTATTAAAATATATTGTCCTACAGTATGAAAAGTTCTGTCCTCATTCATGTCAAAATGTAAATTTAAATCTCTTACTTGATTATGTAAATCTCTCACCCTAGCCATAAGCTCCTCCGTTATTATTGATGATGTTTAAACAGTCTCTATAGACTTAGATAATTATCTATCCATTCATCTGATATTTTATCTATGTCTATATAATTTTCAATTCTTGTAGCATAATCTGAAAGCCTATCAGTAGCATCATTATATCCTATCCAAAATATCCAACCTCTATGTTCTTTATCTGCATCATATACATTTATATAACACTCGTCTAAATTATTAACTCCTATATATTTATCCTCAGATTTTTGATTACACAATAAAGATATATCATTTGTAATTTCTTGATATTCTTCTCCCTCACACTCAATAGAATAAAACCCACCTTTATTAGTGGCTTCCTCTATTATCGTTTGTATAAATGGTTTCATAGTCCTCCCTTATTTATTAAATGTATGTAGCTTTATTATATCTAATGCTACTTCTTTTTCTGTTGTTCCTTCCTCCAACATGTCAGCCAAATCTAAAATTAATTTGTCTTCAACTGTCATGATGCTAGGAATTCCAACACCTTTGTATAATTCTGGCATGTACGCCCTCCGTTATTTATTAAACATTTTTAACCGCCCTATGAATAGAATCGAACTATCATGCCATACTTTTACAAGCACCGCACCCAAACCATCGGCAAGGACTCTCGCAACTCAATTAAAATGTATAGAATTTTATAACCTAATTCAATTTAGATTATAAAAACTTTTCCTTTAACTTTGTTGGTCATCAAGGTCGGTTAAATCTTTTCACAGCAATAACTTTATATTGCTTTGAAACTTTCTTGATACTCTGCCTATCGCTAGGTTTTCACAAGTCTTGAGAGTGTTTAAACAGTCTGTCTATTTCTCTCAACTATCAGGTGTATAAATTCTAATGCACCTTTATTCTCTAGATTAATTAATCCTGTCAAAATATTACCACCCATTTTTCTACTTCCTAAATGAAGTGGATAATCATCTTTAACTTTGAAGGTGTTTAAACAGTCTAGCTTTTTCTCTGCTTTGACTTGTTGTCTTCTCTGTTTTCTATTTAATCTCTTCATACTGCATAGATTACTCCTATTCACAGAGAACGCAAGCTTTATTTTAAAAATAAATACTGTTCTTTTATACAGTAGTTTAAACCTAACTAACATTTTAAATCTGCTAAGTCAATAGCCTATATAAAAATAAATATAAATAAATTTCTTGCATCTTGTTT